GCATCTAAGAAAGAACTAGAAGATGCACTGAACGAAAAATCAGTAGCAGATATGTCAAGAGCAAAAGCATTAAAAGGGCTATTCAGAATGGTCACTCCTTATTTAACTATGAAGAATATCCCTTTACTTGCTGTTAATCATACTTATCAAGAGATTGGATTATTTCCAAAAGCAATTGTATCAGGCGGAACTGGTATCTATTACTCAGCAGATAATATTTGGATTGTCGGAAGACAACAGCAGAAAAAATCAGGCCAAGTACAAGGCTATAACTTTGTAATTAATGTAGAGAAATCTAGGTTTGTAAAAGAAAAATCTAAGATTCCAGTATCAGTTACATGGGAAGGCGGTATTGCACCTTACGGCGGATTGTTAGAAGTCGGTTTAGCTGGCGGATATGTAACCAAACCAAATGTTGGTTGGTATGCTAGAGTCGATAGAGAAACTGGCGAAATAGCAGAAGCTAAAGTTAGAGAAAAGGATACTATGACCAAGAAGTTTTGGGATCCAATCTTTAAAGAAACTGATTTTAAAGAATTTGTAAAATCATATTATTCCATTGGTCATAAGCCATTGTTAGATGTTGAAATTGATTTAGAAGAAGACACTGTACAAGAGAGCTAGAATGTTGTATAATATAACTGATGATGATTTTAAAATAGTAGAAAATGCTGCAAGTGAGTTCTACTCAATAAGATTATTAACAGGTAAATGGAAAGATGTTATATTCACATACGGAGCCGTTTCAGTCAAAGAAGATAAAGCAAACGACACAGCAACTTTATCTTTTAACTGGCAACTAAACGACTCCGCAGAATGTGAACCTGACGATTTAACAAATAACGAAGAGTTCCAAAATTATCTAGGTGCTTTATTGCAATATATAATTACGGACTCACTACAAACTAAGGACGCACAGATTGGAACTGCAAACACACATATTAAATCATCTGATACATAACGAAGAGTTTTGTAGAAGAGTTGTACCATATTTAAGAAAAGACTATTTTGAAGGAAGTAATAAAATAGTCTTTGACTTAATTGTTAAGTTTGTAGCTAAGCATAATAAAATACCAACTGATAAAATATTAGAACTTGAGCTTGGTAAAATATCTGCACCTGACGACATTATGTTAGGAGCTACAAATGTAATCAATGAGATAAAAGCTAAATCCGATGTTGATACTGAGTATCTCATCGCAGAAGCAGAAAAATGGTGTAGAGATAGAGCAGTATATAATGCCATAATGGAAAGTATACAAATCATTGATGGCAAAGATAAAGATAGAAGCGAAGGCTCAATACCAGAAATATTATCGGATGCACTCGGTGTATCTTTTGACCAAGAAATCGGCCACGATTATATCGATAATTCTGATGACCGATTTGATTTTTATAATAAAACAGAAAATCGTATACCTTTCGATTTAGATTACTTCAATAAAATTACAAAAGGCGGATTACCAAATAAAACATTAAATATAGCTTTGGCTGGGACTGGTGTAGGTAAATCGTTATTTATGTGCCACTGTGCCGCATCGGTCCTAGAACAAGGCAGAAATGTTTTGTATATTACAATGGAAATGGCTGAGGAACGCATCGCTGAAAGAATCGATGCTAACCTTATGGATTTACCAATACAACAATTAGAGTCTTTACCTAAAAATGTATTCGATACAAAAATTGGTAAGATTGCAAAAGGAACAATTGGTAAATTAATTGTAAAAGAGTACCCAACTGGTGCAGCTCATACAGGCCATTTTAGAGCTTTATTAAACGAATTAAAGCTAAAAAAGAACTTTACTCCAGATATAATTTATGTAGATTATTTAAATATTTGTGCATCAAGCCGCATGCGAGGGCTCGGCGGAAGTATAAATAGTTATTCGTACATCAAAGCAATCGCGGAAGAAATGCGAGGCTTAGCTGTCGAATTCAATGTTCCGATAGTATCGGCAACTCAGACTACAAGATCTGGGTTCAGTAATACTGATGTCGGTCTAGAGGATACATCTGAATCATTTGGTTTACCAGCAACAGCAGACTTAATGTTTGCTCTTATATCAACAGAGGAACTTGATGAGCTGGGGCAGATAATGGTAAAACAATTGAAAAATCGTTATAACGATCCAACCAAATTTAAACGATTCGTTATTGGTATAGATCGTTCCCGCATGAAATTATACGATGTAGAGGAGTCGGCTCAGTCTGATATAATGTCAGATATGATACCCGACAAACCAATAAATAAGTTCGGGGACAGAGAAGGCTCTGATCCGTATGCGGACTTTAAAGTATAGGAGAAAACTTATGGATATGATTAAAGATTGGGTACTAGCAAGATGGTCAGAAAGAACCACTTGGGATGGCGGTGTTATCATCGGCGTCAGCTTATCATACATCCTTCTCGGAGGAATCGTAGATTGGCTAGCATACGTAGCCCTAGCTTATGGTGTATTTACACTAGTTAAAGCTGAATTATAAACATAATTTATATTATCCGAGGGCTCGAAAGGGCCCTCTCTTTTGTCAAAAAAACATGCATGTTTTTTGCAAAAAACCCTGTACATTTTGGCTTAAACCTGGTACAATTACTATATATTAAAAAAAGGAGTGAAAATGAGTAATATAATAAACGACCAAATCCTCGAACAGATAGCTGAAGAGGTCAACGAACTATCAGATATAGTAGTTGTAAATGAAGTGTTGAATAGACCAGAAGGGTCAGCATCACCAGCTTCAGATTCATGGGACGAATTTTTTGCGTTCGCAGATATGGATAAATTAAGAAACGATTTAGTAATGAAAAGATTTGAGGAGATGTCAAGATGAATGAAGCAGAAATAAGAGACATGGTCGGAGCACCGACTATTGAAGAGGAGCTCGAAGCACAAGCTAGAGCAGAGAGAAACGAATGTATATGCGGAACAATTAATTGTGAAACCGAATATTCATGTCACACAATGGGGTATTAATATGAGAACAGATGCTTATGTAATGACTGCACATACGAAAAGTGCTGGTGATATGTTAGAGATAGAAACAATTAGAAAGTCAGTAATCTCTATTAACAAACTTAATAAAAGAAAAGAAAAAATGAATCAATATAGATTTGAGCATGGTTATAGTAAAACACCACCTCAAAAGCTACCACGATATAGAGTTACTCTACACGGTAGAGGACCTAGAACTAAATATTCTATATTAGACGATAAAGGATTTAGAGGTTATGATCGTGAATTACCTTTAAAATATGCGGAGAGAATAGATGTCTACATACATGAAAGATCTCAATGGTAATCCTGCCAATGTAGCGTATAAAGTTATAGCAACTGGTGAAAAAGAACCAGTTGCAGAATTTATTTTTAAATCGTTAAAAGAAGCTTTAGCTTTTGAAATGGGAATGAGAGATAAAAAGTACGAAACTACATTGGAGAGAATCAGTGTTTGAAATATATTTTATAATTTTTATTGTATGTACATTTGGTTGTGCATGGCAATCTTACGGAATAGGTAAAAAAGCTGGCTTAACTGAAGGTACAGAAAAAGCTCTTGAAGTATTGCATGAGCAAAAAATAATAGCATTTGACGACAAAGGCAATATTATACCTAATCCATATTTTGGCAATTAAAAACTTATAAATAGATTTATAAAAAGGAATCTATATGCATAAATTTTTAAACCATACAATAGTCGAAAAACTTGTACCTATGGGAAATCCCGAATGGGAAAAGCCTAATAGTAATACAAAAGTTCCTAGAATAGACATCCTAAAAAAATTAATTAAAGACAAAAAACCAATAGAACTAGCAAAAGGTGGTTCATTTACAGTATCAGATCCAGATGAAGCTATAAAGGTTATAGATGCTTATGTTAAAGCGGACTATAAGGTTGGATTTACTTTGAATGCAACTGATGGAAAGGTCTATAAAAATACTCAAATAGGTAAATCAAAAGTATTTGGCGGTGCTGGCGGAGGAGCTGGTGGCGGAACAGCAAATACTAAATTAACAGAATCCCATAATGCATTAATGATTGCAGCTATGTTAGAACATGGTCACAATCACGATGAAAGCTTTTTTACACCTGATATTTTAAAAGGCGCGGCCAAAGGAATAGATGTAGACGAAAAGCTAGATAAAATGTTAGCTCTTGAAGGACCATGGTTCTCATCATCATATAATATTTCAAAATTATTATGTGAAAAAGGTTATGTAAAGAAGGGCATGAAAATATATCGTGGTACTAAAGGTATGGCTAACATATATGCTGGTAAAGATATAGCATTTAAAAATACTGGATTCAAACCACTAAAAGATGATAAGTGGAATCCAGGCGATATCTGGGCAATAGATAAATCATTCTCATTAAAAGAATTAAAAACAGCTAATATTACTTCATATAATAAATCATTATTAGAACATTTTAATACTCGTAGATTAGTTGGTATATCGTTAAAAGGCCCAGAAACAAAATATCCACCACCATTAAAAGAATATAATAATCAAGTACCACCTGATGTAGATATGCACAAGTATAAAGGTGTAAAACTAGAAGCAGATAGAGGAACAGCTAATTACTGGTCAGCAAAATCAGCTTCAATTTTTTATGACGGTGGTGTTATGGTAATGAGAGATGGAACTCCAGGTGGCTCAATCAAAGCTGAAATAATTGGAAAAAATGCCAGAGGCGGTGGCATTTCTTGGGGACCAATGAAAGATTATGTGCAAAGAGAAACTAGAAAAAAATTACCAGAGCACGCTAGTGGTATAAAGAAAATGGCCATTAATATTGTGAAAGGAAAGGAAAGAGAAATTAAAGCTTATTACTTAATGTTTAGCCATTTTTATAAAAATACTTCATACGATGAATTTAAAAAAGAACTATCCAAAAAAGATAAGAATTGGATATCTGCAAAATTAGCTTCTACATATGTCTGTTATTATTTAGATAAAGCAGGCGGAAATGCGGCTAACGCATTAGTTACACATTTCGTTAACTATGCTGGTTCAAAAGGTAGCGAATCAGCTGTTTATGTAAAGGTAGGAAAGTAATGAAGAAATTAACAACATATTTATCCGAATCTAAAAACACCCACATGACTCATATCGAGGACTTAATTCTTGATGGTGGAGTTAAGGGGGCCCGCCAAGCTATCCTAGCGCTTAGATCTTTGAGGGATATGTTATCTGGTAATGCCAAAGCACCTGTAGACATTACCGTAAAGTGGGACGGGGCCCCCGCTGTATTCGCTGGAGTTGATCCAGAAGATGGCCAGTTCTTTGTAGCCAAAAAAGGAATATTTGCAAAAAACCCTAAAGTGTATAAAAATCATGAGGATATTGATGCAGATACCTCTGGAGACCTTAACAAAAAGTTAAAGTTAGCGTATGATAATTTAAAAGATTTAGGTATAACAGGAGTCATTCAAGGTGACTTTATGTTTGAAAAGAAAGATTTAAAGACACAAAAAATTAATGGAATTAATCATCTAACATTCCATCCTAACACAATTGTATATGCAATACCAACTGATAATAAACTAGCAAAAGAAATAGCCTCAGCTAAAATAGGAATTGTTTGGCATACCTCATATAGTGGCGGAACATTTGAAACAATGAAAGCTGAGTTTGGAAAAGAAATTGTACCAAAATTAAAGAAAACTAAAGATGTTTGGATGGTCGATGCAACATTGCCAGATTTATCTGGAACGGCTACATTAACAGCTAAGGAAACAACTGCATTATCCACTAGGTTATCCATGGCAGGTAAAATATTTAGAACAATATCATCTAAGACATTAAAAGAAATAGAGTCTAATAAAGAACTAAATCTAATAATAAACATTTACAATAATAGAATGGTACGAAAAGGCCAAAGAATTAAAAACACTAAAAAGCATGCTACAGGATTAATCATGTTTGTGAATGACAGATATGCAAAAGAAATAAGTAAAAGAAGTTCACAAAAAGGTAAAGATGTACAAATAACTAAAAGGGATGAACTATTAAAGTTTTTTAATAAAAAGAACCTTAAAAACCTACAATTAGTATTTGATTTACAAAATTTAGTGATTGATAGCAAACTAATTCTTATAAATAAACTAAACAAACTTTCAAAAATTGGGACGTTTGTAAAAACAACATCCGGATTTAAAGTTACCAACCCAGAAGGTTTTGTAGCTATAGATCGTATGGAAGGTGGTGCTGTTAAGTTAGTAGATAGATTAGAATTTTCTACTAATAATTTCAGTAAAGATATTATAAAAGGCTGGGATAATCCTGGCTAAAATGGGAACCGAGGATAATGACGTTAAAAACATTCAGCGATTATCTCGTTGAGGCAACAAAAGAAGTAACTTTCGTATTTGGAAGATTTAATCCACCTACGACAGGACACGAAAAATTATTTGATACACTCAAAAAAGTATCAAAAGGTGGGGTATATAGAATATACGCCTCCAAATCCGTAGATAAGCAAAAAAATCCATTACCATTCAAAGAAAAAATTAAGTTTATGCGTAAGATATTCCCTCGTCACGCAAGGAATATAATGGCAGATCCAGATGTTCGCACAGTACTCGATATAGCAGTAAAACTGTATGACCAAGGATTCACTAAAGTAACAATGGTAGCTGGAAGTGACAGAATAAAAGAATTCCAAATTTTATTAAACAAATATAATGGTGTAAAATCTAGACATGGATTCTATCAATTTGAAGGCGATATTAAAGTAGTATCAGCTGGAAAAAGAGATCCAGACTCAGAAGGCGTTGATGGAATGTCAGCATCAAAAATGAGAATGGCAGCTGAGTTTGGCGAAATACAAGCCTTTACAGCTGGAATAAGTGCTAATGCTAAAATAGCAAAGGATTTATATTACGCTGTAAGAAAAGGAATGGGGCTAAAGAAAGAATCACATAGGCCACATGTAGAGTTACCAACATTATCTGAAACCAGAGAAGAATATGTTGAAGGAAATATATTTAACGAAGGCGAAAAAGTTCAGA